TTGCAATCCCGAATGAGTCATTGGTTGCAAATGTACTGCCATTAAAGTTAATCCACGCCTTCGCCGCACTCTGCTTCGTCAGCGTGACTGCACCGCCAGTTGTGTTCTGGATGGTATCTGCTTTTAATGTACTCATGCTATCACCAAGTTCCCGTTAACCGTTAGCGTCACACCAGAAGCCACAGTTAAACTAAAAAAGCATCCAGCATTGTCGCCAGTCGCAATGGTTGTGTTCGTGTCTAGCTGTTGCTCATGCACTCTAAATATGTCGCCCTTGCCGTTAGTCGTATCGCCAGTTGCGCCATTCTCACCTTGGAAATAACCAGCACCACCAGCAGGGGCGGCCTCTAGGCTAATAGTACCAGACCCATTATCGTAGGTCATCAGATAGTTATCTTGCCCAGCGCCTACTGTCTGGTCAGCATCAAAGGTAAAGTTGCCAAGCGCAACATTGCCAGTACCGTTAGGCGTAATGTTGATGTCGCCGTTGGACACGCTAACAATGCTATTGCCATTAACATCTAAGTTGCCGCCAAGCTGGGGTGTGGTGTCGTCAACAACCTCACCACTTGCGCCTGCAATCGTTAATGTTTCATTGCCGCCATCATTGTTCTCTGTCAGCGTAATGTTTGATCCAGCTACTAGTTTACCGTTTAGATAGCCGGGGGTAGTGTCGTTTGCTGATACGCCAGCAACGTCATTGCCATCAGACGCAACGGCAGTCCACGATGAGCCATTGTAATACTTTAATGTGTTGTCTGTTGTGTTAAAAAATAGGTCGCCTTCATCAAGCGAGGTAACAGGATCAGTCGCGCCAATCCGATACCGCACCGCAAAGGTATTAACATCAGTAATGTTTGCGGCTGTGGTGTTTACGTTGGCAATGTTGGTTGCCACAGTATTAACATTAGACACAGCACCAGCCACGGTATTGACATTAGCAATAGATCCGGCGGTAGTGTTTACATTGGCTATGTCTGTTGCCACCGTTCCAATGTCGGTGGCGTCAGCCGCCACAGCGTTAATGTTTGATGTGTTGCCAGCAACTGTGGTTACGTTGCCGGATATACCAGCAACTGTGGTTACATTTGCCGCAATGCCAGCGACAGTCTGAATAGCGTCTGTTGCGTCAGTACCATCCTCAATATCAGCCAGTGTTGCAATATCTGTGGCGATATCAGCCAGCGCAGTAACATCGGTGCTGTCAGGGCCAGCCTCTGGATTACCTGTCGTGCTATTGAATTGCAGATACTTACCAGCGCGAGCCGCCTTAGCAGGCAGTGTCATATCTAATGTGCCGCCATCATCAACGTGAGCTGGGTCATAGACCGGGGCTTGCAATGTGCGCTTTTGCTCTTCTGCAATCTGTTGATCGAAGATGGTCAGGCCGTCAAGCTGTTCGTTAAGAGCTGAAGCACGAAGATCCCCGGCGGTAACAAAGTCGGTGGTGCGCTCGATGTCTCTGGCGCCCACGATAATAATCGTATCATCCGCATCAGGCGTGGTAGGCACATTGGTGCCAACAACAATAGTCACAGACCCAGTGCCGTTAGCCGCAATAGAAACGGTGTAGTCAGTCGTCAGCGTCAGCTTAGTCGTGTTAAAGTATACCGCCAGATCGTTTTGATCTAGCACCTCAAACGTAAAGCTATACGGCCCAACGCCTGCTGAACCTGTAAACACGACACGGCGTGTCACTGCGTTAATGTTATAGTCTGCCATCTGTTACCTCACTGGTGTGCAGTATACCCTATTTTTTACTGTCCATAAAGCCTTGCTTCGTACATCTGCTGTTGCATCTTGAGCGCTAGCCCTTCAAACTCAACTTCGCTTTTGCCTAACCCATACTCTGGGCCAACACCCTCTAAGGTAAATACCTTTGAGCCATCTGGCGCTGTTACTACTTTGCCAAACAAGCGCTCTCTAGCCGCCGCTCTATATTCTGACACAACAGAATTAACAGCATCTTGCATCACGCCAATCTCTGCCGGATAGCCAAGCGCATCATATTCATTGGCAAGATCTGTAACCTCTTCAATTATTGCCTGACGCATATCAAGTCCATCAATCAATATTTCTTTGGCATATAACGCCTTGTATCTTTCTTGCACTTCATCCGGCATTTCCATTCCATTAATTTTAGAGCCGGGCAGTGATATGCCGTGCCTTAATGCCGCCACAAGTTCCTTAGCTTCATCTGGCTTACCTCTTGTGATCCGCGTTGGTGACCAAACAAGATCAGGATCTACGCCTATTGGGTCACCCCATTCATCTAGCTTTGGATCAAGATCGCGCCCAAACACAGGCACTTTATTCATCCATTGATTATATGCTTCAAAAAACCCTTTAAGACCCGGCACGTTACCTGCCCAAGTTTCATCAAACCACTCTGCTTGATCTTGCGTTAATCCTGTTGGCTCACTGCCGGGGTTCATCCAGCGCTCAATGCGTCCAGCAAGTGAGCTATTAGTCACGCCGATAAATGGTGTGCCAGCAATAAGAATATTACCTTGCTGTTTAAAATATTCATTTAATACACCAGCAAATCTTTCGCCCCCATCTGTTTGGCGCTGATTTACAATGCCCATCATATCTCTAATAACCATCATTGGATGCACTGATGTTGTGTAGTCTGCTAGTCCAGCCATACCAGCATCCATCATTCGCTGGGCAAAAGTATTTCTATCGTCATAGGCGCCATAACGAAAAGCCTGAGCCATACTACCGCCCATAATAAACGGCAAACTTAGCGGCTCCATTCTTAACAGAGACACAAAAATCTTACCTTCAAATTGACCAGAGCCTACAGTAATAGCATCATCGCCTATAATAGATCTGACTATGTTTAGATTGTCATCTGTAAACTCATCGGCATCAAAAACTAAAGCGTGTTCTTGCCAGCCCAAACTAATTAATGTGCGCTTTTCTTCGGTATCAGATGGGCCGCGACCAGTCATTCTGCCGTTGCTTCCCAAATAATAACCACCTAGTAATAATGAGCCGCCATTAATAACTCTAGCTATGGCTATGTCTTTATGCCGTCCACCTTTCATATACTCTGTATAGAAACGCGGCGACAGAAAATTAATCACTGGTATTCTTGCGCCAGCTTCAATACCAATATTAGTAACCGTTTTAGTAAATAGGACTAATGGCTTTAACAAAGGTGTGCTAATGAGTTTATTCCCTGCATCCCACGCTCTGCCAACAACAGTAGCCTTATCTATATCATCCTGTAGCGTAATCATTTTGCGGAATGATTGCATCTCAGCCTCAATGTCAGCCGGGCGCTCTACCAACAAATTTGCTATGCTATCTTGCGCTTCCTTTAAAGCATCTTTATGCGTTGCGCCTTCTAAGGTTTTTTCGTTGTAAACTTTGTGCGCCGCCCGGTACGCTTGATAGTGTAGTTCCATACGTTGAGCGATGCCGCCTATAATTTCATCAACAAAACCTAATGCCTTCATAGCGGCATTTGGCAGTATGCCAGCCGCATTTATCAGCTTGCCAAATGCAGTACCTTCCAGATTAGGGGTTCTATAAATTTCTTTACCAAATATCTTTAACGGCGTATCAGAAAAGTATTGTGCTGATAATGGCGATATTTCTGTTTCGCCTTTATATTGAGACTTACCATTTTTCAGGTAATATGTTCCAAGCCTAAAGCCATCTAGCAAGCCGTTGTAAATGGCGCTAGCTCGCGCCGCTACATCTATAAACATTGCGCGGTCTGGATCAGGAACACCGCCAAACATTTTTACAAGGCGCTGTCTGATTGGGGAAACTATGCCAGCCGCAGTCACGTTTGTTGGGATATCTTCAATGATCATTCCAACGCCAGCTATGGCATTGTAAAGATGTGTGGCGTAATCAGTTAAAAACGCACCCTGAGCGTGATAGATTATTCCATCCCAGCCCTTTCTAATTAGGCCGCGCTCAAGCATTTTGTTTCTAGCCGCTCTTGCGCCTTTCTTCTTAGGATCAATAGCCACATATCTCTCAGCCATTGCTCTGAGCTGGTCATCGCCGCCAAGGCCATCAAGAATATTTCTAACCTCTGTAACGGTTAGACCAGTATCGCTTTCATATGTTGATTTAAATACATTCATTGATCTAGCAACATCGCGCTTTGCGCCTTTTAATGTGCTATAGATCATATCATGTTGAGCGATAGCCTCACGCAATTCCAATTTCCCGGCTTCATCTAATTGGTTTGTTGCGGCTTTAACCATCAACTCATCTATACGTTTGGCGCTGATGTCGTGTAGTATTTGTAACCCAGCTAAGTTCTCAGCTAGCTTGTGATCGCCCACCTTACTTTCTAATGGGATACCCTTGAACATTAGGTCTAAGTGTTTTTTAGGAACGCCAGCCAATAATGCCCGGTCATAAAAACTTTTAATAGTTCTTGATTTTAAGTCAGGGTCACTTTGAGCCGCGCTGGCTACGGTAGCCGCTAGCCCATCGCTATCATAAAACTTGGTATTAAACTCACCAACTTGAACATTCTCACCTTTTCCTGATGGCGCAATACGCGGCCCATCTAGCGCCGCTTCTCTTGCCGCCATCCTAGCTTCCAGTTCTTCTGGGCTAATTGGATCAGGCGCAGTCATAACTGGCTCAGGCACGTCTGGTATCTCATCTGGGGTCGTTGTTATAACGTCTGGCTCAGGATCAAGATATGGGTCACCAGCTCCCAATGCTTTGGCTGGATCTGGAGTGATCTCATCTATAGGCGTTTCAACAGGATTAGGCACTGGTGTGACTTTGTAAGTCGGCGCCTGCTTTGACCCAAACTTAGTTAATGGCGCTATCAGCTCTAGCCCCATCCTTGTCACAGTGCGACTTGTAGCGGATGCAGGCTGGACGCCATCGGATAAACTAGGATCAGCGTCAACGGTTAGGTCTTGTGGTTGATCAACCGTTGCGTCTTGCATCTTAGTAATATCAAGAGCGATATCTTTAGGTGGTCGTGCCATTACATAGTCTCACTTTCGTCATTAGACAGCCTGCTACCTGTTTCAAGCAGGGTTAAGCCACCAATGGATAACAGCGGTATTTTACCAGAAAAGAAATCAATAAACACATCTTCTTTTGACCTGCCTGTTGCTTTGGCGGTAACGTCTACACGATCATCAATGAGATCAACAACAGTTTTCATTTCTGACGCCAAGCCTGTTCTGTCGCCGCTTCCAAACCAACCAAGAGATTGCGCCTCAGCCGGACTAACGCCAAGTATCTCTGCGGCCTTTTTATATATATCAGAAAAAACAGCATACTCGGTTTGCATTTTAGTGCCATCAACCATTTGATCGCCTAGCGTGTCATCTATCATCGTAGCCGGGTCAAGAGAGGATGGATCGTTTTTATATTGATCTCTAAATTCTTTCTTGATGAAGCCTTCTGGGATTGAGCCGGGTTCAATCTCATTCATTGCGTCAAGAACGCCTCTAATTGCGTGGGTGTCTACGGTAACCCCAGAAAGATTGCCAGCTACGTTTTCTGCAAATGTGGCTGGTTTAGGGTTAGTATTAAAATCTATTCCTTCTGCCGCCGCCGCGTCTACAAGTTTTCTGTGAATGCCAGATGGGCCTATCATCATAGGATAGCCCTTTTCGTTCATGCCTTCACCACCGGGGCCGATAACATCCTCAATCGGCACACCTCTTTCTTGTTTAGCTGTAACAAGTGAAGCGTTTCTTAAATTTTGTTCTGTCATTGTGCGAGGACTAGTCGCCGCATAATTCAAAGCAAATCGTTTTAACTGTTGCCTTGCGACATCTTCTGGCACACCAAGATCAACAGCCTTTTGAATGATTGGGCCTGTATTATAAAAATATTGTGCAGGCGTTCCAAGGTATGGTATCATTCGCTCTGCTAGTTGTTGCGCTATGGTGTCTTGTTTTTCCACTAGCAATGCCGCTCTATTACCTTTTGGCAAGGTGGTATTAGGCAAGGCTCTAGGCACTGGCGTTTCAGCTTGCTCTGGTAAATTTGCGACATATGCTTCTGGTGACGTGTCAAACATTTTTTCGCCTGATGGCTGTATTCTGTCTTTAGGGGCAAGCCGCATTTGATCAGCTCTTAGCCTTAACACATTAACTAGCTCATCGCGCTCAATGGGCGGTGTGCGATTTTGCATAGCCACAATAGCTTTATCTATAGCGGCAGGCACATCCACGCCAGCATTTAACTGCACAGACGTATCAGCCTCTCTAGCCGCTACGCGGCCCTCTGCGCCTTCTACAAAATTTCTAATGCCGGGCATAACAGTTTCTTCTATACTAGCCTTTAAACCTTTGCCAGCCGCCTCAACCCCTTTAACGAAACCAGCGCCAGTTAAATAGCCGACAGAACCAGCAATACCTATACGCGCCAGCTTTTCTTCAGGCACAATCTCGGCGCCTGCCTCTTCTTCTATCCCAATAATTCTTTCTTCTGTTGTGCCAGCCCTAATAGCCTCACCTACGCCAGCCGTAACTGCTGGGTATTTCGCCACTTTCTCTGTGGCGGTTTTAGCTAACTGCCTGATCTGATACTTTATGCCTTGTTTAGTAGCTGTCTGACCGCCCATCTGTAAAATCTTAGAACCGCCAAGAGTAACTACCGCCGCCCAGTTAGAGGGATCAGCAACTAACCCCTTAAACATTCTGCTAAAGCCACCCTCTGCCTCAACGCCCAATCTGTCGTATTGATCCATAACATAGAGAAAGGCTCTCGCCTTATTTGCATCACCTTGGCCTATTAAAGCCGCCGCTTGCATTAATGTGCCGCCGGGTGATGACTGCCCCCCAGATAACTCAAAGCCAACCGGGCCAGCAAAGTTAAATGTAAACTCACCCATCACATCAATGCCATACTGTACTGCGTCAGCATCAGATCCTTGAAATTGTTTTCCTTCAAACAATTCGTATACATCTCTTGATGCCGCCGCCATTGTTGGGTCGTTCTTTAACATTGCCACTGTGATTGGCGGCGTATACATACCTTCAGCTTCGGCCTTTTTGTACATACGCTCTTGAAGCTGAACATCTGTCATGCCAGCCGTTTCTTGTGCTACGTCCTCATAACCCGGCACAGTAACTTGTGGTGGCGCCTCAATAGCATAGCGTTTGTTGAGGTCACGCGTAGGCAATGATACATCTGCCATATGCAGACTATCCATTGCCATATTCATCATTTCTTCAAACTCATCCATCAATCTATCTCATACAGTTCTTTTTTAAATTCATTTATTGAACCCAAAATCCTTTGGACGCGAGCAAGCTGGGCTTTATTGGCACCTGAATTTTCCAAAGCTACTACAATATCGTTATAGTTTGTGTCTTGAGTAAAGATAATATTTGTATTGAGTAATGTGCCATTTTGCCCATAACTTCTATTTAAGTTATCAATAAATTCATCAATTTGTTTTCTGTAGGGACTATTAAGAACCTCTGGTAGCATTTTATTTACAGCGTCAAGTCTAGTTGGGGCTTCACCCACTGCGCCACTAGCTTCCCACTCTGACACCATCTTTATATGTTCCTCAGTTAATTGATCACTTAATTTAAAGTATGCCGCCGCTTGTGCGTCTGTAATCTGAGTGTTAGGCACAATCCTCGCCATATTCTTAATAACCTTATCAACCTTTGCCTCAGCCCTGCGGGTCTCTTCATTAACAGTGGTCATCATTGGGATAACATATTGAACATCAATTCCAATTTCTGTAGCTCTATCAAGCAATTGTTCGTGATTGGTTATTTTGCCCTTAAATATTTCTTGTTTAAGGGCAAACTCATTTGCGTAATTTCTAGGCGGCGTAATCTCATAAGTCTTTCTGCGATTTTCCATTAATGTATTATACTGTGACGACCCAAAAAGTATGCCAGCCTCACCATCAGACTTTATAAAAATTCTGTTTAATTCTGCAAATATTTCAGTTTCTTTTGTTGATCCGGGCTTTGCTTCCATTAGCGAACCAGCAAGATCGGCGGCTTGTGACAACATTAGCTGTTTGTTTTCCTCTTTAGCCGCAACCATTTGGGTTGTTTGATTTGTTAGCTCTGTTCTTATTGCATTAATAATTTCAAGTTGCTCAATTTCACTAAAGCTATCGAACAGTGATTGCTTATTACCAAATTGTCTTTGCTTTAAAACTAACGCTCTTTCTGCTTCTGACTTGCCTGAGAACTCTATACCGTGTGCAACCAAAACATCCTTTCTTGCTTTTATCCTTGCGTTATCTACAGCCTTTACAGCGCTTTTTATATATGCGCCATCATTTGTATTAACAGCGGTACTATAAAGGCTTTTAGTCAAAACATCAGCGGCTGTATCAGCATCAGTATAAATCTTGCCATCTATCTTTATTGTTTCGCCAGCAGACATATCATAAATTTGCCGAAACAAACTTTCTGCCTCTGCTATGCTTTTGTCTGATGCGGCAATTTTTATAGCCTGAACTTTGTCCAAGTGCGTTTTTAAAGCCGTTTTATATGTAGCTGACGCTAGCGTATTTACTGTTGCCGCATATGTTTGCGCCTCTTCTACATCTAACTGAGCAATCAACCCGGCGTGACCGTCAATCACACCCATTATGCCTGCCTCTATCTCAGCTATGTTATAGTCGCCGCCGCCTTCAATAATGGCATTGTACTCAGCTAATTGCGCTCTAGCCGCACCTTCTAAATCTACTCTAAGCTGGCTGGCTATAGCCGCTTTAGATGCCTTGCCAAATACTGTGCCGGGATCTTCTACAATATCATCTAGGCTTAATTCACCACGCAATGCCATATTTATTTGATCAGGCGTTAAGGCGTTTTTGTAACCATATTGCAAGCCCTCTTGCTCTGCTTGCGCCACAGCTTTCTCAAATGCAAACTCTGAGATCTTGTCTAACGCATTGCCAATAGTGTCGTATATTTGAGCCTGCGCTCTGCCTGTCTGAACAAAATCAACAGATGGCATACCTGATATGCGAGCGCCTAATGGTCTGTAACGTGGTAGCTCTGCCATTAGTCTGCTAGCCCCCTTGTTCCGGTGCCAAGAGTAGATGTAGGCTTACCAATCAAACCAAACTGATAAGCTGTCGTTCCAAATGATGTAAACGCACCAATCATACCAGCCCTCATAACACCTCTAGCCTGTTGCATATATTGTTGCGCCTGCATTTCACCGCCGCGCTCTGCAATGACTTGATTATCCATAATGGTATAACTCTCTAGCGCACCCCGACTTAAAGCATATTCTGATAAGGCTTTTGCGCTACCTGAGAATGGGTCAACGCCACCAGCGGCGGCTCTGGCATTAATTGTAGCTTGGGTTTGCAATATATTCTCTAAAACTTGAACGCCTTGCTCCCTATACTTTAGGGCTTCTTGCTTGCCTTGCAATCTAGCCATAGTCGCTTGCGCTGCAAGCCCTTTGGCTTGCGAGCGAGCGCTCATCATTTGCGACATAGAGCTGGCGGCAGATACTGCGTAACCAAACCCCGGTGATGCCATTGCGGCGGCTAATCCTGCACCCATTTTACTGTCCTGCGCTCACTTTATAATCTATGCCCAAGAGTGTCATCTTGAGCGGTACTGTTTGGCCTATGGTAATCTGACCATCATAATTATAACCTAGAATGCCGTGTAATGTCTTTATTCCTGTAAACTCAGCCACATCATCATCAAGAACCTCAGATCCAAACCGCCGGAATGGAACCTCTTTGCCATTGATCGTTAGCGCCTGTGTTTCAAACAATTCCGCATTCACCTCAAATATTCTCTTCTTAAAGCCCTTTAGAGAGCCGCTGGGTAGCCTTGGCTCTACTGGCAGTGTCTTTACCTCTGGCGTAAAGTTAAGGCCGACCTGATAGCTCTCAGACGCCGCCGTAGCAAACGTAATCGTAAACGGCGTTGCAGGCACAGTTTGATCTTGCTCCACAATCCCATCACGAATGATCTTAACTGTTTCAGCTTCAAGGTGATCCATTGTGACAGACGATGCCGCGTCCCCTGTTTTGGCGCAGTCAAGCAATACTGTGCTATCAAATAATTCGACATAATAAACCGTGCTACCATTGACCGTACGTTTGACCACCACATAGATATCATCAACATCAACCCCGACATTTATAAACTCTCCATCGGTTGTCCACTCAGATGGCGCAATGACATTCTGCGATCTTAGTAATGTATAACACGCAATCGATCCATCGTCACCATTTACCACTAACAGGCGGTCACCCTCATCGGTGCCAGTGGATTTACGCACCGCCATTTCCTCTGGTGACTTTAGCAAATGCGATGACAGCAATGAGATCTTTGCTGATGTGTATGCGTTCTGCGTATCGGTAAACAAGAACTCTTGCAGGGCTTTGCCTTGGCGTTGAACAAAAATGGTGGCGCCGTCCACGTTCTGCACCCGGATGCCCGGCTTGATGCCAAACCCGGTCTGCTGTTTAACAATAAGATTGCTGGGCGTAATTGGCTCATCCAATGTTTGCGGCACATAGAACTCACCGCCTGTCGTAAACACTTGCAGATGGCGACCAGAGTAAATATCAACAATCGCATTAAATGTGCCAGTGTCTAGCGTGGCTTCAACGCCGTCATCGTCTAGCGCTTCGCCGGGGTTAAAGTTAAAGAAATCTGACACCCGGCTACCATATAGCGTTGATGGCCTACTGTTAGTGCCGCCAAAATATAAACGACCTTCGTGGAATGTAACAGATCTTGGATAGCCCCTAGTGGCTGACCACACATCCTCATAGCCATTTTCTATTTCCCAAGCCCCCGAAACAATACTGCCAGTATCAAAAAATGGTATTTCAACGTATGCCTTCACAACTGTATTGCTTACATATTCAGTAATTCTTGCCCGACCAAAGCCTGACAACACATTAATGTATTCATCAACGCTATTAGAACCCCACGCCTTAACTTCATAACTGCTAGTCGCATCAGGCGCCGTATCAAACGCTTGAGACACTGTAGCTATTTTTGTTGATGCCACATAATCGGAAATAAGCCTTTCCTGACCAGCGCCAGTGCCAGAGGTAATGTGGATTGAAAAGCCATTACAAGCATCATCAGTGCTGTAACTAGTCGCCGATTTTAGAGTGACTGTGGTTAATGTGCCGCCCTGCGCTGTCCCGTTATCTGTTGTAACGCTTGATGCTGTTAGCGTGATATTCCCGGATGTGGCGCTGGGCGTGATCGTAAAGTTGGGGGTCGCAATAGTTTGCGTAAACGCATACTTTGGGACGTGGGTAAAAGTAATGGTGCTGGCTGTCCAATCGGCATCAGTGGCGCCGCGTACAATTTTTAATGGCGCAAGATCCTCATGCACCACAATCACCGTATCGGCAGACTGCACCCAATTCATTTCCGGCAAGATGGCGCTAGTTAATGCGGCAACCGTTAGATAGTCGTTGCCAGATCCATTAATGTCAGTGATGAGCGCACCATCCTTAAACACATACATCTTGCCGGGTGTGAACACCAGCATATAGCTGTCGGACACACTAAACTCAAATGGCACCATCCGCACAGCCGTACCAGCTCCGCTATCTAGCGCGGCAACAAACTTTGTGCCATCACGGCGCTTGGCGCCGCCTTGTGGCTGGATAGACACGTTGCGAGCTGTGGTCAGGCCAGACGCATACTGCGTGATGTCAGTCCGGGCGCGGAGCTTCGGATCAAGCTCGCCTGCTGTGAAATCATTTTGGATCTGGATGATGCGGCTCATATTAGAACCTTATGTCAGATATCGGAAATTCCTGTATGCTTTGCGCTGGTTTGTCGATGCCATCAATATTGATAGCAACGCGAACCAAGCCGCCACGCATATTATCAGATGGGGGGCCATAGGCTTTGTTGTGATAGTAGTCAGCCTTGGTGAGCTGGTCGGTGATTGGTTCAGCAAACTCAGCCGCCAGTGCTGTCTTTAGCAATCTCACAAAGTATGGTGGGAAATCAGTAGGCTCAGGCCGATACTGATAATCAATATAAACAGTTTCTAAGTTAGTATATAAACCACCAGCATAGATTTCATAATCACGCACCGGGCGTTCTGATACTGCGCTGGTAGGAAATACTGCCTTGGGCAATCCCAGCCTGTCGCCGGGGAGCTGATACTTATATTTCCATTCGTTGATCGGGGTATCGAGTAACCGGGCAACCTGTACTTTCTTTAGTGTCCAGCTATATGGGTATTGCATCAGAAGAGTGTCGCGCACATCGTCATAAAGACGGTCGGCAACCTGAGCCTCATCTGTGCCATCAGAAAAACTTGAAAGAGGTGATGCGCCTAGCATGATGAGCGCATCGGAGCAGATAGATAGTTTTGTGTCGCCAGAGGCCATAGTCCACTCCTAAGTGAAGGAAGGGGCGGCGGTGCCGCCCCAACCAATATATTAGTCGCTGTCAGTCATGCTGATGGTGGTGCCATCGGTCACGTCAACAACGCCAGAAGCATTTGACGCCACCATAACGATTGACATCGTTGGGGTTGCGCTGTCGTGAACAAAGATGATGTCGCCGACTGACAGAGTGTCTGCCAAGTCATTGAAATATCCGCTTGTGTTCACAGTTGCGATAGCGTCAGCAGATGTATAGGTGTACATCGAAGGCGCATTGCCTTTCTTTGCGGCACCAATAACATTCCAACCTGAAGATGCGAAAGCCATAATATAG